CGAGGAAAAGCTGGAAATTTGCAGCGATTTGCGGTAATCTATTTCCACATTAGCGTTTAAGGATAACTACACGATGGCCCGGTCGCAACACCCGCACCGGGCCGTTCCTTTTTTAAGCGCCGTCCCCCGTTTCATTCCCCGCTTGACGTATATACGGCGTACATACGATACTTTTAGGTAATGAAAAAGAAAAACTCGCGGCGTCGATCTTCGGCGTCGCCGAAACACAAACCTAGAACGAAAACGCCCATCTCTATGCGCATCGACGACGACGTGCTCGCGTGGCTGCGCGAGTCGGGCGAAGGTCATCTGATCCGCATCAACGCGATCCTACGCGAACGGATGGAACAAGGGAGGGCCGCCGAATGAAACCCTTTATTGCGATGGTGCTCGGCACGCTCCTAGCCTGCGCGGCGTTCTTTCTGGTATTCGGCGAGTTTTCCAAGCCGGGCGACGACGGTGACGCCGCAGCCGCAGCGTGGCAGCGCCGCAAAGACGAATGGTTTTATCCCGGTCGGCAGATCGAGCCTGTAGCTGCGGACTATCTCGAACCCAACTCGAATCAACCCGACTTCTATCTGATCAGATCGCACGTCGATCCAAAGACGGGCACGGTGCCGCGTCACTACGACCCCAAACCCTATATCAAGGCGGTAACGGCAGCCGATTGCCAGCCCGAATACGGCTACAAGGGCGAATGCGGCAAGAGGCTCGAAGCGCAGGGGTCGATTTTGTATTTACCGATGGGTTCGCTGATCGAAGTCGTAAAAAACGAGGAGAGCATCACATCGATCATGATGCAGATTAGGATTCTGCGCATGGGCAAGCGCGTCACAGCCGGAGCGGAACGCGCCCGCATATGGTGGATGGCGGACGCCTCCGTCACGCAGACGTCTGGTTTGCCTCTGTACCCCGACTAAAGCGCCGGGCGGCATTGTTCCATATGTTTCGCCTGCCAGGACCCATTTGGTTTTCGGATCGACCCCAGGTAGCTTTTGGATTCAATTTCCAGCCGCAAAATCGCCCTAGGCACGCGATCCATAATCATCGCCGATCCATCGCCCGTGTTACGCATCGCCTGCATCGTATGCGTTCGCCTTCAAATCGCCTTGAGACGGCATCGGCTTTCCATCGCCCCGTGACGTGCATCGCACCGATGGCTGACGCATCGCGAGTTCCTTGGCTTGTCGAAAATAAAAGCTTTGAATTGTGTAACTTCCAGCCGACACGTGCGTCAGTCACGTGGGTTGAAAGGAACCCGCTAAACGCTTGAAGACAAACAACTATAGGCGCAACATCGGCAGCATCTCGCACGCCACCATGCGCCCCGAAGATTTGATACCGGATTTCATTTGGGAATTGCGCCAGATGAAGCCACTGCACCGAAAGCATAGGCGATTGATACGGGAGATTGAAGCCCGCAAGGAGTCCACCGATTGCGCGGTCTGCCTGCACGGAACCGACCACCACGTGATGCAAGAAGACCACCAGCGTTCTGGCGAGTGCGAGCACCCTGGGGACGCCGAGCACACGATGTGCCGATGCACTGGGTACGAGCCGATTGACTACTGGAGCGGAGATGACGTGGCTTCGGACCTCGAAGCACTTTTCGATGCACTGGACGAATACGCACCGCCGTACTTCTACTTCGGCGCGCACCCTGGGGACGGAAGCGATTACGGTTTCTGGCTTCGCGAAGACCTTCGGGACGACCCAGATGCATTCGACGGGCTGCGCGTGTCGGGGCTTGACGAAGTGCCTGCCGATTACATCGGTGAAATTCTGGAGGTGAACGACCACGGCAACGTTAGCCTGTACGTCAAATCGCGCAACGGCAGGCTGCGCGCGGTCTGGGGGATTGTCTAGCCATGAACGAAGAAACCCAAGCGCGATTGAACGGCATGATGGTGATCTGCCGAACCGATGAATGCGTTTTTATCAGACTGCCCGAGGAGATGTGGCGCAGCGCAGGGACGTGCAATTGCAATCACTGCAAAGGGCAGCCAGCGTTCTGGGACACCCTGGCTGTGCCGATTGTGTCCACTGGTCGTGACCGCGATTACACATACACCGTCCACATGCCCGATCCACAAACGACGATTGACTACTACGCTCGAAAGGCGCGCCAATTATGAAAAAACTGATCTACATCGCAACGGGGCAGCCCGTGAAGAAAGGTGACATCGCCACGACGTTTCGTGGCGAGTCGGCCAAGGTGCTCGGCTGGGCTTTACCGCGCACGCCTGAATCGACTGGCCGAGTGCATCTGGTGATCGAAGGCGCAGCCCCAGGCTGGGCTGAGTACTACCCGTCGGTGATCAACGCCGAGTGGCGAGAGGAGACAAACGATGCTTGCGCTTAACTATGAGGTTCGATTCTATACCGAACTGAAAGGCGATGCAGAAATCGAAAAGCTAATCGCGGCAGTCGAGCAGACGTTCCGAGAGAGCATCGCGCAGGTTACATCGCGCCATCCCGAGGTCACGATTCACATCACCGAAGTATAGAATCGCATGCCCAAAACCGGAAAGCCCGTCGGCCAAACCCGATGGGCTTTTTCGCGTCCAGGCAGCCCCGAAAAAAAAGAATAAAAAAGAAGCGATGTGCGCTTGACTGTCCTGGGGCTGCGAAGTGATGAATGGTGTCGTCCGCCAAGCGCGGACAGAAAAAGGAACCTATACGATTATGAAAAACGCAACAAAGAAGACGACGAAGCCCGCAGCCGAGCAGCCCGAGGCAGAACTGGGTAACCCCCAGGGAGTCACCCTGGTTGGCGCAGGGACCACCAAGGCCACTATCAAGGCCAAGAAGCCCGCCGCGAAGAAGCCCGCCGCGAAGGCCAAGGCCAAGGCCAAGAAGGCCACCAAGCCCGCCGCAGCCGCAGCGAAGGCCAAGCCCGCCGCGAAGGCCAACAACAAGAAGGCCCAGGTCATCGCGATGATGAGCCGAGCGCAGGGTGCCTCGCTCGCCGAGATTATGAAGGCCACCGACTGGCAGCGCCACACGGTTCGCGGGTTCATGAGTATCCTCGGCAGCAAGGGTGGGCTGAAGATTGAGTCCACCAACGACGAGAAGAACGGACGGACCTACCGAGTCGCCTAAGCCCGCCGCAGCCCCCGAACCCCCAGCCCCCAGGTTTGTAGCCTGGGGGCTTTTTACGTTTGCCCAGCCGTCCCTGCCCGCGTTGCCCGCCGCAGCCACGTTGCCCGCCACCTTGCCCGCCAACAGCCACGGCTGCCCGCGTTGCCCACCGCAGCCCGTACCGCGCAGCCGTACCGCGCAGCCACGGCTGCCCGCCGAACCCTGCGTACCAGGGAGAGGCAAAGCGAAGGCGATTGCCATACGCTAAGGCGAAGGCCAGTCCCGCGTCCAGCCCCCAAATCCGATGCTGGTTTTTTAGCATAATCGCTCGAAAATCCCTGCTGGTTTTTTAGCACGCCCGCCTCAGCTTCGCCCCGAAAACGGCCTTCGGCGCGACGCAGTGGGGGACCCCACAGCCCCAGTGAAGGCCCAACGACGCCACACAGCGCGCGTGTGGCCCAACAGGCGGCCACGGGTCCTACCCTCACGCATTTTTTTCGCGGGCGCGCCGCCCGCACCTCTGCGTTAGCGTCAGACCGCTAAAATGTTTCGTTTCTATACTTTCTGGCCTTTCCTGAAATTTTCTCAAATCTCCTGCAACGAATTTTTTGGATGAATCGAAGTTTTGCGGCACGAAACAGATAGCGCGAACGTTTCATGTGGATCTTGGTGATTCGACATAGTTCGTGATACGCTTTGGTTTCGCAATGGCCCTAAAACTCCCCGCCGCGATGGCCAGCCGCATCGAAATGTGGCCACTGGCGCGACTAATTCCTTACGAGCGCAACGCGCGGACCCATTCAAAGACACAAATCGAGCAAATCGCGGCCTCAATCCTTGAATTTGGGTTCACGCAGCCGATCCTGGTCAAATCGGCGGGCGGTATCCTGGCCGGTCACGGGCGATTAGCCGCGGCGCGGCTGCTCGGGATGGAGGAAGTGCCGGTGATCCCGCTCGATCATCTGTCGGAGGCGCAGCAACGCGCCTACATCATCGCCGACAACAAGCTCGCCGAGAACGCCGGGTGGGATGAATCGCTGCTGCGCACCGAACTGGAGCAACTCCAGCTTGACGATTTCGACATGGGTGTGATCGGATTCACCGACCGGGAGATGAAAGCGCTGCTCGACGATTCGGGCGATGCCGCCGATGGCGAGACGGACCCCGACGAAGCGCCCGCGCTGGTCACCGCCGCCACATCGCGGCCCGGCGATCTATGGCTGCTGGGCAATCACCGATTGCTCGTGGGCGATGCTCGCGATGCAGAGGCGATTCAGGTGTTGATGGACGGCTCCTTCGCCGATCTGGTGTTCACCGATCCGCCCTACAACGTTGATTACGAAGGCAAGACGGCGCGAAAGCTGAAGATCGGCAACGATAAACTCGCGGACGGGTTCCCCGAGTTTTTGAATCAGGCCTGCGCCAACATGCTGAAGTTCACCAGGGGCGCGTTCTACATCTGCATGTCGTCGTCTGAGTTGCACACCCTGCAGCACGCCTTCACCGAAGCGGGCGGCCACTGGTCGACGTTCGTCATCTGGGCGAAGAACCAATTCACGCTGGGCCGCTCCGATTATCAACGCCAGTACGAGCCGATCCTCTACGGCTGGCCCGAAGGCAGCGAGCACGTCTGGCGCGGTGGCCGCGACCAGGGCGACGTGTGGTTTCTGAAGCGCCCGCACGCGAGCCTGGAGCATCCCACGATGAAGCCCGTCGAGCTGACCGAGCGGGCGCTCTCGAACTCTACGCTGCGCGGCAACGCGGTCCTCGATTTATTCGGCGGCTCGGGCTCGACCCTCATCGCGTGCGAACGCATGGGACGCCACTGCCGCATGATGGAGATCGATCCGCAGTACGCGGACGTGATTTTGAAACGGTGGAACCGATTCACCCACCACCAACCGATTCTGGCGGCCACTGGATCGCCAATGCTGCAGGTGGAACGCGAACGCCTGCCCCTGAAAAAAGAAAAAGCCGCTGCACCTGTGGGTGCAACGGCCTAAAAGTACTGAAAACGACAGACGACGACGACTGTGTTTCTCTCGGATTGAGAGTAGCACGATTTTGTTCGTTAGTATCACGGAATATGCCCGTCATCGCGGCTGCAATCTCAAAGCCGTCCAGGTCGCCGTTTCCGCTGGCCGCATCAAGCGCGAGGCCGACGGCACCATCAATGTCGAGCAAGCCGACCGCGATTGGGAGAAAAACACCGCACATGCGAAGGCGCGCTATGGCCCTAAGAGCACCCACCACGTCGAAGGCGGGCGCAAGAAGGCCGCAACCTGGGCCGCCAAGCAACGCGCGGCGGCGGACGGAGAGGCCCTGGCCGATCCCAACCGCTCTCAGTCGACGGCGCTTTCCTTTGCCAACGCGCGGGCCGCGAAGGAAGTCTACGAAGCGCGGCTGAAGAAGCTGGAGTTCGAGGAGCGTCAGGGCTCGCTCGTGCCCAAGCGCGCCGTCGACGTGAACGTTTTCAATCTGTTTCGCGTGCTGCGCGACGCCTGCCTGAACGTCCCCACCCGTCTCGCGGCGCAACTGGCCGCCGAACCCGATCCACTGATTCTGCACGATCTGCTGTATGCCGAGGTGCAGATGGTGTTCGAAGAATTTTCGGCCGGCAAGATGAACATCGGGAGCAAAGTCGCATGACGCCGACGCTCGATTTCACCTCCGAGGTCGATGTCGAGGCCATCGTTCGCGCAGCCGCGACCGCTGGTGCGAGGCCCGATCCGATTCTGCTGGTGAGCGAGTGGGCGGACAGAAACCGCATGCTCACCACGCGGTCCTCCCCAGAGCCGGGTCCGTGGCGCACGTCGCGGACGCCGTATCTGAAAGAGCCGATGGACTGCCTGTCGCCGGTGAACCGCACCGAGATCGTGGTGCTGATGACCGGCGCGCAGATCGGCAAAACCGAGTGCGGCAACAACTGGATCGGCTACAACATCGATCTGGCGCCCGGCCCGATGCTGGCGGTGCAGCCGACGACCGAGATGGCCAAGCGCAACTCGAAGCAGCGCATCGCCACGCTGATCGACGAGTCGCCGTCGCTGCGCGCGAAGGTGAAAGAATCGCGCTCGCGCGACGCGGGCAATACCATCCTGGCCAAAGAGTTCCCCGGCGGCATCCTGGTCATGGTGGGCGCGAACTCAGGCAAAGGCCTGCGCTCAATGTCGGCGCGCTATCTGTTCCTGGACGAAGTGGACGGCTATCCGGGCGACGTCGACGGCGAAGGCGATCCCTGCGATCTGGCCATCGCCCGCACCACCAACTATGCGCGGCGCAAGATCCTGATCACCTCGACGCCGGTGACCGCCGGGCGCAGCCGCGTCGAGCGGTACTTCGACAAGAGCGACCAGTGCTACTTCTTCGTGCCGTGCATTCACTGTACGGCGATGCAAACGCTGCGCTTTGAGAACCTCCGGTGGCCCAAAAAGGACCCGGCTGCGGCGCACTACGTTTGCGAAGAATGCGGGCGCTCCCTGCCCAATCACGCCAAGAACTGGATGCTGCCGAGGGGCGAGTGGAGGGCGAGCGCGGTGGCCGAAGGCCGAATCCGCGGTTTCCATCTTTCGAGCCTCTATTCGCCGGTCGGCTGGCTCTCGTGGGGCCAGATCGCGGCCAAGTTTGAAGAAGCCGAAGCGGATCGCGGCAAATTGCAGGTGTTCTGGAACACCGTGCTGGGCCTGCCGTGGGCAGACCAGGGCGAAGTACCCGACGTGGATCGCCTCTATGAGCGCCGCGAAGACTATCCCATAGGCAAGGTGCCGCAGGGCGGCTTGGTGCTGACCGCCGGGGCCGACGTCCAGGCGCGCCGGATTGAGGTCGAGATCGTCGCCTGGGGCCGCTCCAAGCAGTCCTGGTCTATCGATTACCGGGTGCTCGAAGGCGACACCCAGCAGCCCGAGGTGTGGCAGGCGCTCGCCGCGCTCATGGACGAAGACTTCCCGACGGTTTACGGGCAGCCGGTGCGGGTTCAGCGGCTCGCCGTCGATACCGGCTTCAACACGCTCGCGGTGTACGACTTCGTGCGCCAGATGACCGCGCAGCGCGCGATGGGGATCAAAGGCGATTCGCGCTCCTCCGCGCTCGTCGGCTTCCCGTCGCTGATTGAAGTCGGGCCGCAGGGGCGGCGGCTGAAGCATGGCGTGCGGCTGTGGCCGCTCAACGTTTCGATTGGCAAGGAGCAACTCTACCGCTGGCTCAAGACGTCGGTCCCCGATATCCAGAAGGGGGAGATTTGGCCGACGGGATTCTGCCACTTCCCGCAATACGGCAAAGAGTATTTCGAGCAGCTTTGCGCCGAGCAACTAGTGACGCGGACCACCACTGGCGGCTTTCGGAAATCGGTGTGGGAAAAGCGCCGCGACCGCAACGAGGCGCTCGATGCGCGGATTTACGCCATGGCCGCCGCCGTCTCGCTGCGCCTGGATACCTGGGCGGCGGAGAAGTGGGACGACTTGCAGGCAACGCTCACGGTTGAGCGCCACGGTACGCCGATGCCAGCGTCGAAGTCGGTCTTCGGGGCGACGAAGGTGCCCCAATTTAAACCGTTCGCAGCCAAGACAGATTTTAGCGAGGGCTAGATGAATACACCTGCCGTCCGAAAAACTCTGATGTTCTTCGCGATCCTGATTTTTTTGCTGGTGGCGCTGGGTTATCCCGGCAGCTCGCGTTTGACCTTGCTCCCGGTGGCCTTTGCGCTGTGGGCCGTCTCCACGTTGATCGGAATTCCCTATGATCGTCCGTAAAGCAGCCAAGCCACGGATCGCGGTCCCGCTGACCGCGTGCCAGCAACTCGCCAACGCCAAGGCGCAGATGATTCTGCTCGCCTCCGGCCAAGCTGTGGCCGAGGTGGACACGCCGCAGCTCGGGCGCGTGGTTTTCAGCAAGGGCGACATCGGGAGCCTGCAACGGCTGATCGATCAATTGACGGTGGCGTGCGCGATTGAAAACGGCCAACCGGCTTCGAGCGCCGGTGGGCGCAAACCCTTCAGCTTCGAGGCGTGGCCATGAGCGAAACGCTGGAGGTGATGACCTCGACCTCCGAATATAAATTCGCCGCGACCTGGGGCCAGACCGCGCATTCGGGCGCATCGTGGACGCGCAAGCAGATGTCCAACTGGCACCCGGCGAGGATGCCAGCGGACATCGATCTGCTTCCCGATCTGGGCACGCTGGTCGCACGCTCGCGCGATCTGGACCGCAATAACGGCATCGCGGCGGGCGGCCTGCAAACGCTTCAGGACAACGTTGCGGGCACTGGCTTACGTCTCGCCGCGTCGCCCGACTACCGCGCACTCGGCCAAACGATTGAATGGGCCGCTGAGTGGTCGCGGACTGTGGAAAGCCTCTGGAAAACGTGGGCGGATTCGTGCGCGTGCGATATCACGGGCGAACTGAATTTCAATTCCATGACGCAGCTCGTGTTTCGTTCGGCGCTCGAAAACGGCGAAGCGATTGCGTTACCGCTGTGGATCGCGCGCCCGGATTCGCCGTTTCGGACCTGCATTCAACTGGTCGAAAGCGACCGGCTGCGCAATCCGTGGGGCACGGAGAATTTCTGGGGCCTGGGCCCGACGCCGAACCTGATCGCGGGCATCGAAAAGGACGATTTTGGCCGCCCCCTCGCCTACTGGATTCAGAAAAACCCGCTCTATTTGAACGGCTGGATGCTGCAAATGCCGGTCAACGCCTACGACTTCGAGCGCATCCCGGCGGAAACGTCGTGGGGACGCAAGCG